CTAAGTATCTTTGTGCAACTGGTAATAATTTTAGAGAACCTCAACAAATAGATGATGATTTGTATATAAAACCAAGAAAACAAGGTTTTCAAGGCAGACAATAAAGAAAATAAGCCTCTAATATAGAGTTAGGGGCTTATTTTTAAAAAAATCTAACAAATAACAACCTTTATAGCACATGAGTAAAAGTAGATTTTTTGAACTAAAAATGCCTAAATTTTTATTGGCAGTAGAACCTATTGAGATGCCCAGTGGATTTCATTACATATACTCTCCTCACTATTTATCATTGATATTAGTGATTAGAACAAATACACAACAATTGTTCCTCAATTATGAGTTACAAAACAATATTCGAAAATTATATGAATGCAATGAAAATGAAAAATTTGAACTCATAATTATTCAGAATAATGTAAATATAACAGGAGGAGAATTAGCTCCTGTTATTTCTGAATTACAATTTTTAGATGAAGCGTGGGATTGGTATAAGGCTAATATGATAAAATTATGACAGCACAAGAAAAAGTACTCTATATCATTGAGCTATTAGAGCTATCAGATAGGCAGGTCGCGGCTGCCATAGGCAAGGCACTATCTACTACTACCCATAAAAGGTTACAGATAGGAAGAAATAAGTTCAATGATGATGACTTGATTAGGCTCAAAGGATATTACACAGAGAAATTACGAAAGATAGAATTGATTTAACAACAAAAAAAAACAGAAAAGCGTACCATGGTAAGTGGTACGCTTTTTCTTTTTAAGGCAAATTAATAACCAAACAGAGCAACCTTCCTAAAATTACATCTTTAGGTTAATAACAGTGCAAAGGTAACAAATATCCTTATATAATAGTGCTAATTATTGTTAGCACTATTATAGTCAAGCATTATGTAACTTTGTAGCATGGAATTGAAGTTTAGCACATATAACGAAAAAGGCGATGTTAGCCGTGTAGATAGTGAGAAAGGCATTATCTATGGGGTGGCATTGGCTAATATGGGGTTGAACAAGAATGGTTACTACTTCTCAGAACGGTTCCTTGGTGAGTTGAAAGACTTTGGCAACAAGAAAGGAGAGATAAAGGCTCGGTTTGAGCACCCCTCTTTTACGGGCGGTTCGTTTGGTTCTTTCATTGGAAAGTACAAGAATTTCAATGTAACAGAGGGGCGGTTGATTGGTGATCTGTACATTGCTGAGATAGCAAGAAAGACAGAGGTAACAGGGAGAGGTATTAGCTTATTTGACTATGTTATTGGAATGGCTCAGGAGTGTCCTGAAATGTTTGGAAACTCCATATATGTGGAAGCTGATATTGTAGATGAAATCTACAAGGAGGGAGATAAAGAGCTTGTAGGTATGGGTTTGAGCCTCATAGATTGGGTAGCCTCCGACTTGGTAGATGACCCAGCGGCCACGAATGGGCTTTTTTTCAATAGACAACCTAATAATAAAAACAAATTGCATATGAATAAAATTGTTAAGGAGCTTTTGGCTTTTATGACGGACTTTAAAAAGAAAGTCAGTGAAGCGAAAGTATTTGATGTAGATTTGACCTTAGCCAATGGTGATATTATCACCGTGGTTACAGAGGGAGAAAGCCCAGCGGTGGGTGATGAAGTGAAGAAGAAGACCTCGGAGGGTCAGAGCGATGAGAGTGCTTTGTCAGATGGGGAATATCTTTTGAAAGATGAAAGCACCCTTGTAGTAGAGGGCGGACGGATTAAGGAAATCCGAGAAAAGCAGGAGGAGACAGAGAAGGTAGATGAGGAGTTTGCCAAGACTGTAACAGACTGCTTGAAGGCGGTAATGGATAAGGTAGAGGGTATCTCTAAGGAGTTTGAGCGAATGAAGAAGACAGGGAGCAGCTTCTCTTCAGAAGACCCAAGGGGTAAAAGTCAGGAGCCTGCCAATGGTAGCAATAGACGCTCTTTTGAGGAACTGAAAGAATTATACGAGAAATTGAAGTAAGAAAGGAGGAAAGAATATGGCAACAGCAATAAAAGACTTTATTAAAGAGCCAGCGAGGGTCAAAGAGTACATCAGGGACATTAAGGACTTGTTGGAGGAGCGCTCGTTGGGATTAGCCGGCATTAAAGAGGCTATGACAGTAGTAGAGAATGTAACAAAGGAGACTGAGTTCGGCTACTACGGACACACAGAAGGGGTTACTCGCAAGGATACAGGTTGTGGTATGGCAGCAGTGCCTTTTAGCATTCCTGTACGTACTGGGTGGTGGGATCCTAAGGCATTGAGGGTTAAAATTAAGCAGTGTTATGCAGACTTTGAAAAGTCTATCCTGCAATGGTGCAATGTGAAGGGGATTGATAAGATCCATATAGATGGTGACCAATTCGTTGTATTTTTGGCCAGTCAGTTGGAGAAGACCATCAATGCAGACTTTAATAAGTTTGCTTTCTTTGGAGACACTCAAGCGAGTAATGTGGGTTCAGGCTCAGGGAATGAGGAATTGACCACAGGGGTAGCGAAGGAGAACTACAATGTATTGAATGGGCTTTTTGCCTCCTTTCAATCATTCATTACCTCTGACCCAAGTAAGCGGGTAACCATCACAGAGAATGCACAAGCCACTTTTGCCGCTCAGAAGGCATTGGCTCGTGATACAGCCTTTAAGGCATGTACAGAGTTATTGGACAAGGCAGACGGTTTGACCTTTGCAGATGGTTCAGAGCCTATCTTCCTAATGACATACTCTATGGCAAAGAATTTGTCTCGTTATCTCAGAAGTGAGTACAAGAATGAGGAGACACTCACTAAGATGGAGAGTGGTTATGAGACGATGACCTTTGAGGGCTTTAAGGTGGTTACACACCGCTGGTTTGACTACATCATACAGAGAGACTTCTCCAATGGTACGAAGTGGCACAATCCTCATCGTATTATTCTGCTTGACAAATCAGAATGTCAGTTAGGTGTGGATAGCTTGGGTTCATTGAGTAATCTTGATATAGAGTACATCGGAGGAGACGATGAGCATGTGTATATCAAGGCCGCTTACAGAATGGACTTTCAGAGGGTAATGCCAACCACTGGCGCAATGGCAGTTTAATAGTGATTAACGACTAGTGACTAGTGACAAGTGACTAATTAATAAATTAAAAAAATGGCACAATGTATTAATAAGATAGCTAAGGACTTCGGTTTTGATTGTGATGACACGATTAAGGGAGTGGAATTGAGCTTGTTGCTCTTTAACCGAGACGATATAGACTTGGCTGCTACTGTGGTAGAAGGCAATCGTGTAAAGTCCCTAGTGCTAAAGACAGGAAAGACGGCCTATAAGGTGGAATATGCCAAGGAGAGCCATATATCAGTGAGCACCAAGCCTGAAATCTCTGATGATGACTTCAACGGTCACAAGCATGCCTTGGTTCTTAATCTGTATGGGAAGAGTCAGGAGGACTACGACCAAATAGATAAGATCGTAGCAGGTGCATCGGTTGTGGCAGTAGTGCAAAATAAAACTAAATCATTGGAAAATACCTTTGATGTGTATGGTTTCTATATTGGTTTAGAGGCTACAGAGGGTGAAGGGCGTACGAATGGGGGTGTATATAAACTCACATTGGGAACTCCGAACAATCAGAAGGAGCCGAAGACAGCACTAAGGTGGTTGGATACTGACTATGCTACTACTAAGGGCAAATTTGACAACAAATTAGCTTAGATAGTGACTAATGATGAGTGACAAATGACTAATAGATGATGACAAATGACTGACTTTACAGAAGAAAGATTAAATAGCTTGTTGAAAGGAGGTTATGAGAAGGCGGTGGGAGAGGATAAAGAGACTTTCATCGCCTTTTATGCTTATCTTTTCAATGATAACACCCCTTGTGCAAGTTGTCCGCAGAAGCTGGCAGGCTACTGGGATAAGTTGGCACGAGATGGGGTATATAGACTAAGAGAATTACAATTAAAAACAGCAGAAATGGCAAAGAAAAAATCAAAAAACACAGACAGCACCCTGCAAGAGGGTGCATTCAGATTGAGAGGGGATATACACTCCCTTGCTATGGACTTTGGTAGTAGTGAGTTCTTCAATAATGACACATTGACTAATGATGTAGCCTTGAGGTACTTATCTATTAACCCCAATAGAATCGCAAACTTTGAAAAATATCCAAAGGGTTGGGAGCAATTAGTACAGGAGTATGCTGATGCAGAACAAGGCGGAGAAACAGATCAGGAAGAAACAGAATAAGGCGGAGAAACAGAGGACGTAACACAATAAATTAGAGAGCAATGGCAAAGGTTACAGCAGTGGAGCTACATAGAGAGAGTAGAAGGACGGAGAGCAATAAGTATAAGGGCTATCCGTTCTTGGCTAATGGAGAGAAGAACGACTACCCGACAATGATTGAATTGTTGGTAGGCGGTTCAGCTACAGCGAGGGCTTGTGCTGGTGTGATAGCGGACTTCATCTATGGGAAAGGGTTTGCCTTGGAAGCTATGGCTCGTGCTGATGCTAAGCAGCGGAGGGAGCGGTTCAGGAAGGATACGCTGTATATCAATGACAAAATGGAGACTCCGAATGACTTGTTGAAGAAGGTAGCAAGGAGTATTTCTTATCACAAGGGAGCATTCTTGCATGTGAATTATAATCAGTTGTATCAAAAGACAAGTGTGCAGGTGCTCCCTTATCGCTATTGCCGATTAGGGGCAAAGGACAGTAAAAATTACCGAGGAAAGGTACTGATATACAACAATTGGGATAGCTTGCAGGACAAGAAAGAAATAGATAAGCAGGTAACAGCAATAGACATGTATGACCCCCGTCCTGAGGTAATACAGGCTCAGGTAGAGCGAGTAGGAGGCTGGGAGAATTACAAGGGGCAGGTGTATTTCTTGAACCTTGATAGAAACGATAGTTATCCTTTGGCTTGGGCAGATGTGGTTCTACTGGATTGTGAGAGTGAAATGTTATCGGCTAAATACACGAGGAATGGCTTTAAGAAAGGGTTCTTTGGGACGTATGCCTTTGTCACCTCTCCTATGGGGAGTGAAGAGGAGCGGGAGGAGTTCAGGGATAACTTGAGGCGATCCATAGGGGTGGAAGCGGAACAGAGTGTATTCCACTTTGAATTAGAGGTCAGAGGAGATAAGCTGGAGGAGCAGGTATTAGTCAAACCTATAGAGAGTAATGTAAAGGCTGATTTGTTCGAATATGCAGACAAGAAGACCGCTAATAACATTAGGAAGACCTATGGAAATATCCCCCCAGTGCTGATTGATTATGTAGAGGGCAAGCTGGGTAACACATCAGGAGAGAGTCTGAAAGAAGCGCGTATGTTCATGCAGGAGCAGATGCAGGAGGAGCGGCAGGACGTGCAAGAGCTATTTGAGGAGCTGTTTGATAACTTTGTGAGACCTATCTCTAATAATGGGCTTTTTGATATAATGACCAATTACTAATGACAAATGAGAATACTAATAGATAAGGCAAGTGTAAGCAAGTACTTGAGTGTTTCTGCATTCAGAAAAGTAGAAGACTTTGAAAGGTACGCAAGAGAGTCGCAGGTATTTGACCTGAAGCCTTTGGTATGCGAGGACTTTTATCAGGACTTGGTGAGTGAGACACCACAGAGAGATTATGCCTTACTTTTAGACGGTGGTAGCTACACCTACGAGGGGAGAAAGTATGAGTTTGCTGGCTTAAAGGCAGTGCTGGCATACTTTGCTTATGCAAGGTATATCTTTACAGGACATCAGATAGATACCCCTTATGGGGTAAGGGGCAAGGTATATCAGGACGGTGAGGGTGTTAGTCAGTCAGAGCGGAGAGACTTGCGAGGGCTGTATGTGCAGAATGCTAATGAATTATGGGAAGATTGCAAGAGATACATTGAGAGGCATAAGCGGCAATTTCCTGAATGGGAACGATGTCAGGATGGAAGGTGTGGAGAGCAGGATCACAGAGGAAGGGTAAGGATAACACTTATATAGTGACTAATGACAAACTACTAATGATTAATAGAGATGCAATGTATAAGGGGACTTAGTGAAGGGATTAGCTTTGATTGTGGGTATATCCCATTGAAAGGCATCTATAATCAGGTAGTGCTGATTAACTTCACAGACATAGATAGAGCAAATATAACAAGGAGTGGGGTACTCTTACATAACTTTCAACTCAAGAAGGAGAAAAGGGGGTATATAGTAGAGGGATATAAACAGCACTTCACGGGGAGGGAGCGATACATACCTAACAGATACACACATGAATTGGATTTGCGGGTGTATGATTTCTCTAAGAAGCACATGGACTTATTGGAGGAGTTGCAGAGAGGTACATTTGTAGCAGTGGTGCAGACAAATGAGCATTCTTTTAACAAATCAGGGTTTGAGGTGTTAGGTTATGATGCAGGGTTAAAACTTACCAGCCTTACAAGGGACTACAAGGAGAATATGATAAGAATCACATTGAGCAGTGAGGTGAAGGAGGTTAGGGTATGCTACTATATCAATGATTTGGATTGGGCAACTACAAAGAGAGCCTTTGACAGGGCCTTTGCAAGGGATAACACTTTTAGAATATTTGACGATACATTTGACGATACATTTGAATAGACTATGACAGCGATAGACAATATAATCAATCAGATAGAGGGAGAAACACAAAATAGGGGTAATACAAAGACACGAATAGCAGCAGTGCTTAGATTGCTCAGAGATAAGATAGAGAGGTTGTTTTCCACAAAGTTAGACAAAGGGAGTTATACGGGTACGGCTGATGACTTGCGCACCTCCATAGATAGGAAGGTAGATAAAGTGCCTGGAAAGGTACTCTCATCTAATGATTTCACCAATGAACTACGCACCAAGCTGGAGGGTTTGCGAAATGTGGATATATCAGGCTTGCTACCCAAGGGAGGTTATACAGGTACAGCTCAGAGCTTGAAGGACTTGATCGATAACATCATGCGAATACTGCAAAGTCCTGATACAGAGCTGGACGAACTGCGGGAGATAGTAGCTTATATCAAGCAAAATAAGCGTATCCTTGACACACTTGGCATTAGCAATATTGCAGGCTTGCAGGACGCGCTTAATGGCAAGGCACCCACAGGCCATAACCACGATGATCGCTACTCACGATTGGGGCATACACACAGCGAATATGCCTATCGCACACACAGACACAACTGGGATGATATAGACGGGAAGCCAGCGCTGGCGACGGAAGGGAAGATACAGGAGGCTATAGGGAAGATACAAGTGGGGGTGAGAAACTTTGTTCTGAAGTCAAGATTTGAGACCAGCAAATTTGCCAATCTATTAGCAGGAAATGCAACAGATTATACTGATAGTATATTCGGGAATGTTGTTAGAGTATTACGCCCTGTAGATAACGGGAATTTTCAGTATGTATTTAATCTGGTGCCTTACAATTATTCCAACAAGGATTTGATATTTATGCTTATCGCTAAACCTCTGACTAGTGGAAAATTTAATTTTGGAAAATGGGATAAGACCTATAGTGCGTTAAGTACAGCGAGTGAGAGCAGAGCCTTAGGAGATGGTTGGCGCTTATATTGGACGAAGGTTAATGAGCCTAATATAGGGGAGGGTGCTTTTGGCATTAGTTCCTTACAAGGGGATTGGCTCTTCTACGCCTGTGGCGTATTTGAGGGTAATACCTTAGTCAATTGGTCGCCTGCTCCTGAAGACTTGCTTGTCTCCAACAATGCCAGAGCCAGAAGTAGTATTACCCTAACACATGTCCATAATAATGCCACTATATTCTTAGAAAACATTACGGGGGTGGATATGACAGGGTTGGAGGATCTGGATAGTGTGTCCTTCCGCAAGTGTTTTGCTACGGGGCATGTTAATTTTGTAACACACAATGGGAAACAAATCGTCTATACAGGGGATAGTCGTAATATGCAAGAGGGAGGGGAAGGCTCCACAGCAGTAGTGAGTGTGTATGGGAATAAGATATATGTGGATATACGCAATGTGTAGTGACAAATGACAAATGACAAATTACTAATAAGATGAATGCAATACAATATTTTGATTGGGGAAATAATGGAAATAACATTCCCTTTTGTCAAGTAAGAGTAAAAGATTATTTTACCACACAAAAAGGGAAAAATATTGAAAGACATATCCCTTTGCAAGGAGATTATAGGTCTGAAATTAATTTTGGTGTCATTAACCCACTAGACATAGGGTCAGTTGATGTAAAGACTAAAAAATTTGAGATTATTAGAGAAGGTAATGATATTGTCTGTAAGGCTTATATTAAGAGTAATTTTAGGGAAACAAGAAAATTAACAAGCATTGACTTTCATACACGTTTTAATAGGAGACCATATATAGCTTCCGAAAGTTATGGGTATTTGTATATTAATGGTAGAAAAGTAAAACCAGGAGGAAGTATGAGCGGAATTGTGGTTGAAGAAGCAATAATTTCATTCTATGCAGCTGGAGGAGACCTAGAAAAAGGTATTATATATGAAGATAATGGTGAAAGTATTACCTTTCAAAGCCTTTTTGGAAAAGAGTTAACAATAGTATTAAGATAAATAAAATATGACACCAAAAGAATTTATCACAAAGTTTCTACCCTTTGCGCTGGAGACGGAGCGCAAGACGGGTATATCGGCGCTATTTACATTGGCTCAATCCGCCTTGGAGACGGGGTGGGGGAAGCACGCGCCTGGGAATATGATGTTTGGCGTGAAAGCTAAAGAGAGTATGCCCGCTGAAAAGCGGCAGCTGGTGCCAACTACGGAGATCCTTGCCACGGACAAGGAGAAATTTCCCGTTATTATCAGTATAGAAAAGCGCCCAGATGGCAAGTATAAGTACACGGTTAAGGACTGGTTCCGCAAGTATGACACTCCTGAGGAGAGTTTTACTGATCACGCTAAGCTGTTCCTTACGAATAAGCGCTATGCTAAGGCATTGCAGGTGAAGACAGACCCGTATAAGTTTGCTGAAGAAGTTGCCAAGGCGGGGTATGCTACAGAGCCAACGTACGCGGAGCGGCTTAAGCGGGTGATTAGGAAGGTGGAGGAGATTATCCCCCTAGCCCCCGAAGGGGGAACAAATGACAAGTGACTAATGGATAATGATAAATGACAAATACGATGAACAAATTATTTCAGCGATTGCTGAAAGCGAAGAACAAAATAGCTACATGGGTAGCGCCTATAGTGCTGCTCTATTACTTTGATGATAAGATACAGCTGAGGGATAGAATTTATTACTTTTTCCTTGCTTTCTTTAAGAGTATTCCATTGTTGATGCTTTACTCTTATTTCTCTGTTTGGAGAGAGAAAAATGAGCTTTTCTTTGTGGGGATTAGCTTTATTCTCTTTCTTAATATGGTAGTAGGGGCTATATACCATGCAAAGGCAGGGACTTTTGATATAAAGCACTTCCTTACAGGCAATGCAACAATAATGCTTGTGATAACAGTGGTGTATATATCCCTTTCAGTACTGAGTATTCCTATAAATGAGACGGAGACGGGTAAAATCTTTCAGAGTGTGGTGCAGTTTATGACACTGATGTACCCCGTGAGTAAGATTGTTAAGAATGTATTTGTGCTTACTGGTGGGAAATACCCTCCTCAATTCATCATGAAAGCCCTATATAACTACGAAAGGGAAGGTAAATTGAAAGATTTTTTTGATGATATAAGCAAGGGGGCTAAGGATTTAACAACAGATAACCATGAAAGAGAAACTACAACAGATAGCGAGGAGCAATAACTGGGCATTTGATTACGGCCGTGATGACTTCAGCAACTTGGAACGGGTGGAGGATAAGGATTTTTACCTTTTCCTTGACCCATTGGAGGAGTTGGTGGCTTTTGAGGATAGTCAGGAGGTGGGACATACCTATAATGGGCGGTTGTTGCTGCTTATGGTATCTGACTTTGATAGAGTGTATGATGATCAAGAGGGTAACAATGCCAGTGAGGGGAAGTATGAGCGATATATCAAGCGTTGTAAGGAGGAGGTAATGAAGATAGCTAAGGCTTTCTGCTGGGAGTATGATATATTGCAATGGCGGATGTTAGAGGTGATTAATCTCTATGATACGAACTTTGACGGTGTGCTGGTAAATTTCCAAATTAAAAGTGGTAGGTGATGAATGTAAAAGATATTCTTGATGAGGAGTTAGGTAAGATAGTAATGGAGCTGGTAGCTAAGTATGACAGCTTGGGCATGCGAGCCAGTGGTCGTTGGGCTGAGGGCTTAAAGGTGGTGGTAGAGAGAGAAGGTAGCAAGTTGGTAGGTAGGATTGAGGGGGTAGATTACACCTACTATGTACAGCATGGGAGAGCATCGGGGAAAATGCCTCCCGTGAAGGCTATAGAGGAATGGATACAAGCAAAAGGCATACGTCCTTTGGAAAAGAAAATAAGTGTATCATCATTGGCTTACGCTATTGCTCATAAGATAGGACAGGAAGGCACAAGGAGATTTAAGGCAGGAGGTAAACCTGAGTTTATAGATGCAGTTATCACAGCGGAGCGGATACAGGACATCATAGACAAGGTAGGAGTATGGTACACTGTGCAATTTAGTAGTGATATAATCAAGGTCATAGAGGAGATGGCCGCTTAATAAGAACAACTATGGAGATAACACACGAAGGATTTACAATAACATACGACTATTATACGAGCATACATTACCCTTATACCTTTTCCTTTAAAAAAAGAGGGACTACAGAGGACGCTGAGATAATTATGATAAAAGTTGAAACTTATGACCCAGTGAAGTATATCATTAAGGATAAGGTTACAGATATAGATTTGCGATTACTGCTGCAAAGGGTGATGCTTGAGCACTATGAGAGGAGCACCCGTAGCGGGATGCCTTCATTAGGAGTTGTCCCTTCTATTGATGCTGATATAGAGGTTGACATCTATTGCATGGTGAGGAATAGAGGAAGTAGGAAGGAGAAAAAGAAATTGAGCAGCATTCGCTTTGGATTATCTATTATAGATAGTAGTGTTAAGCATTCTCTGATAGAACGAAATAAAAGATTGGCTCCGAAGGGAGCAGGAAAGCCTTATTTTGTAGGTTACCCTCAGATAGATACTTATACCGCAGATGTAGAGGGTAGGCACGGGAATCTAATAATAGGAGGAGCTTTTAATGTGGTTCGTACCAAGTCAAGTGTTACAGAGGGGAATCAGACATATTACCCAAGAGGAGAGGTAACAAGAGAGATAGATGAGTGTGGAATATTCCTAAGGTGGAGGACAAGTTACGGCTCATGGGGTTATTGGCTATTCTCAAGTGATTATGAACATGAGATAAAGACAAAGAGCAGGGGTAGCTGGGACTATCACAAGAACGGGAATATTACTCGTAAGCACTTAGGACTTAGTGGAGAGCAGACTTGGAAGCTCAGTAGTCTTATACCTGTGCAAGCTGATGAGATAGAGGAAGTGAAGGACTTATATACCTCCAATGAAGTATATCTGTACAAGGGAGATAAGGTACGGAGATTCTTTGAAAATGAGTTCTTCACAAATTGGGAGCGAGTGGAGGTAGTGGGAGGTAATGTGAAGTTCAACGAGCCAAGTGAGACGTACGATATAAGTGTTACGATAGAATTTATAAAGATGATTACAAGGCAAATGGTCAATGATTAGATTAATATAAAAAATATGAAAAAAATAATGTATTTACTGCTCTTATTGCTGCTACTGGGTTGTGGTAGTAGGAAAGTGAAGAAAGAAGATATAAAAACAAACAGCAAAGAGCGTATTTCAGTTAAAAAAGATAGTGTTTCAAGCACTGAAAGGAGTGAAAAGACAACCCTCTTTGATGTATCCACTATTGAGCATATGGAATTTGTTCTTGAGAGTGATAAAGATAGTATGGGAAACGCAAAAGAGCTGTATTTTAATCGTATCAGAGATGGAACAAATGAAACAATTGTTGTGCGAGGAGGCAAAGTAAGTATAAAGGCAAATAGTGCTGGTCAAAAGTCCCTCGTACAAGAAGCAACTATACTAAAAAATGATATAAAAATGAGCATGCAGCGTGATGAAAAGGCAGAAAAGGAAACGAGAGCAGTACGAGTAGATAAGCAAGTGATAAGGAAAGATTATATTTGGATTGTTTTCATAATTATTTTTTTGCTCTTTATTGTAGTTTTTAGAAGAAAAGCCCCGTAATGGGGCTTTTTTAATATTTACTATCGATTCTGTGGAATGTTTCTCCGTTGAACTCTATATCAGTATCATTGTTTTTAAAGATAGCTTTGTCATATATAGGTTCTCTACCTCTATCCTCTATGAACCATTTATTATCAGCATTATAAAAAATAGTTGTATCTTTAGTGACTTCTTTTAAATACTCTAATTTTAGATGTATATTAGGGTATTCTAACTTATTATAAGACACAATAAAGTAATCATTACCTTTTTTGTAAGGTATTAATAAATTCCACCCCTTGCTAAACACTCCCAATTCACCAGTGTTCATCTGAAAGAATAACATTCTGTCTTTTGATCGTTCAGATACCCACTCTGTTATTTCTTTACGAAATGCCTCATCTGTTTTAATAGGCACTTTGACAAGGTCTTCAAATGTATAAGGATGCATGTTGTCTTTATTCCCTTGTCTAAGTGGTAATTTGGCTATTGAAAATATTATTTCTTTTTTATAAGCATCTACTTTGTAAGGGTGTTTCATTCTATATTCACTAAAACGATTATATTCATCTGATATATATAAGTTTGGGTACTCATATTTATATGAGAAAACATAACTACGAGAGTTATTGCCATGTACATGATCTATGACACCTGAATTATAATCTTTGAAAGTATATGTATAAACATCAATGTCTCCATCAGTATATTTATAATAATAAGTCCAAGTAGTGCCAGCAATGCTTTTTTTAAGTTGTGCTACTTGTGGATTATCTTCTTTTGTTTCCTTGGCACAAGCGAGACAAAGGAGAGCAAATAATATGATTAGTTTTTTCATTTTTAAAAATTATTACTTTAAACAACTACAATTACTTCTATCCACATAGGTTTTTTCACCATCATCTTGGTAGTAGTAGCAACCACCACGTGGCCCTGTGTAGAGTGTTTTTCCATTGTATTGACCACACACTCTTTCTCCTTTTTCAAGAGTTCTTTCCTTTTTATTAGACCCTCCTTTTTTGGTAGTACCTTCGTCTTTGGAGCATGCAAGGCATAGACATAAGAGCAGGGGAATGAATATTTTTTTCATGGTATAATATGATTAAAATCTGATTTTTGAATTAACTATTTTCTCCACGGTAAAAAGCTGTATTACCTCGTCAAAATCCACGATTTGGTCAGGGTATAGAGGATTGAACGAATGACAGGTAATTTGCTGTTTTTTATGGTCTATTTTGGTTATTTGTTTCACAATATGCCCACTGCGGGTGGTAAGCACAAAGAGTTTGCTACGGATAGGCAGTGTGTCTATTGAGTCTGTCCAAAGACGGATAAGGATCTCATCATCATCAGATAAGGAGCGCTTAGAGCCATCGTCCATACTATCCCCATTGACACGCACCACGAGATAATTCCCTTCGTTGTACTCACGAGGGATAAGCCGCTTGTGTGTCTCAGGGAGGCTTTCCACAAATGCTTCAGAGAAATCACCTCCGAGCATACCCGCAGAGACAGCGAGGTCAGCGTATTCGACAATCATATAATTCTGCTCGGCTACAGGGGATACTTCCTCAGTGCCATTTTTTGATTTTAGCTTACTAATGGAATGACTTAAGTCCTTTCCATTGATAAAGGCATTATCGGATAGGAACATAGTACCTTTGTTATCGGTAATCCATTCCTTGTTGATGTCTGGGAAAGTAGTAACTATTTCCTCAATGAGTTGAAGTGTTACTATGGTCTCTCCTTGTGATAGTAGTACTTCATATTGCTTGAATGCTTGTTGCTGGTCATTGGTAATCCTATTTCTCAGTGATATAAAGAGCTTTTTTAGCTTTTTGAGTATGTTTTTTTGTTGGGCAGGAGTTAAAGGGGATGCTTTTAGCATAGTACCTTCACCTGTGAGTATTCCTGCTTTATCAAACCCATATAAAGCTACTAATTTTTCAGCCATTGCCTTTCCTACAGATTTTTTACCATTCATCAGAGCTGATACATAAGGTTGTGACACTCCTAAATCACTCATTATATCTGATTGTTCTTTTCCAAGTTTGGAAAAAGCCTCTTTGAGGTATAAATTGATATAACCATTTCGGTTATCTAAATTATTTTTCATATCAACAACTTGAAAATTAACCACTTATAAACTTTAACATTGTTTATAACCAAAATAGTTATCCAAAAATTTGTTTTATAACCAAATTAGTTATAATTTTGCAGTGTCAAAACAGATATACAAAATAACTTTGTTTTTTGTAGGTGCAAATATAAGTATAAAAATTAAAACAGCAATGAAAAAAGTAAGTAAAGTTAAAGAAACAAAAAAAGACTACAGGAATAATATAACTGGGAGTCTGTCTAAGAAGGCATCAGATACGATAATAAATACTAATCAGCTTAGTTTGCGATTGGCATCAGTTTTTGATGTAAAACAGGCTGCGGTGTTAGAGCTAGCCAAGAGGCGTAGTAACAAGCTACTTAATATAACGCTTGTACCTATCTACAAAGAATTTAATCTAAGTGAAGAAGACTTAACAGATGAGCTATGACACGAGTAGAATATGCGATAAGCACTTATAAGAACCTAACCCTTGAGGAGGTTGAGGATTTCAATAAGGCTATGGGGTTGCTACCTGACAGCATAGATCAGTATGCAGAGGCTATAAGGAGAGTGCAAAGAGAGCGCCCAAAAGACAGCTTAATGAGTATAAAGGAAGTGGCAGACTTCCTCAATATAGAAAAGCAGACAGTTACCCGTTTGGAGCGTGAGGGATGTTTTTACAGAGTAAATGACAAAGGACATCCTAAGTACTCCTTCAATGAGATAAAGGAATTTGCTCAGGGGTATGAGAAAAACAGAAGTAGAAAATAAAAAAGCCCCACGAGGGGGCGATAAATATAACATTAAAACATGGCAAAGATACTTCAAAAAA